ATTATCTGACCATCTAGCTTGTAGTTTTAATGTAGCTAACAAGTCTGCTGTAATGGCTCCTCTTGTCCATTCCTTCCATTTCCCTCCTTCCTCAGAAGTATAGTAAGTAGGAGTGATAATATGTACTTTTGCTGTCTGCGAACATACATTAGGAGTGATTACATTACAGTCCATATCATTTATTATAGCTCTTAGCTTGTGCATGTAATCTACATTTTTATTCTCTCCATGTACACTATGCAGTCTATTATGTATCCACTGTAAGAATTCTCTATCAGTCATGTCTATTCTCCTATTCAGTTTCTGACCAGTACTCTGCTACACCTTTCTCTAGATGTTTACCGCTCTTAATTCCAGCAGGTACTACGAATGTTCTTATTACTCCATCATACCCACGGAGAGTTAATGGGATTTCCATCCTCTCCTTAACCATTTGGCACAAGTACTCATGACCTATGCGATACTGGAATAGAATGGAATCGTGTATTTGGGGGAGTAGTTTAAAATTGGGTGCGTGCTTTGGGTTGTTAGCTATGTCATGGAATACACTGAGGTAAGCTTTGTTCAGTGTCTGTGCGTTAAGTGATTGTGGGGGGTGCGCTATGTAGGAGTTAAGTGCTCGCTTAGATTTGGAAGGGTCTGCGAAACAGTAGCGAGTCCATGCACCACCCACTTCCTTATAAGACCTTTCGTAGTTTTTACATCTGTTCTTATATTCTTCTTCTGAATCTAGTTGTGCTTGCTTTACACTACCTGTCTCTGTCCAGTGCCAGTGTACTGCTGTACTTCTAAGCATCCTAGTGGTGAGTATTTCTTCTACTACTCCAGTATAAAATACTTTCTTTATTCCTGGGTATGTCTTATGGAACTGTTCTAAGAGGTACTCAGCAACTTGCATGTACGTCCAGAATCTCGGCAGTCCTAGTAACTTTTTAGCTAATACTATCTTCTCTTCTCCCATAGTATCTATAAGAACATACGGCCCCATGTTATAATTAGCACCGTGATTGATTGGCTTACCTAGCTGACGTAGTGGCTTGTTAAGTACCTTGCCAGTAGCTATATCATACATTTCTTCAAATGGTACACCAAAGAAGCTGGCTGCATTAGAACAATGGAAGTCAGGTGAGTGTTCTACGTTCTCTATAAGCTGGGCATCACCAGATATATAACCTGTATCCCTACTCTCTGCTTGTTCTAAGTCTACCTCAGCAAATAAGAATCCTGGGTCTGCTTTAAATGTTCTCTTAACTGCTGGTCCGCGTGGTATGTTCTGTATCTGTAGTCCACACCAGAAGTGATGCTCACTACTCGTAAGTCTAGAGGTATCTGTACCGTGTGGCTTGAGTGCAAATAGTATCCTGCTGCCAGTTCCATCTAGGCAGCTGAACTCCTTACCTGGAGTTATATAAGTAGATACTAGTTTCCTAGCCTTACGTACTTGCAGGACTAGATTGATTATGCGTGCATTAAATGGGTGGCGAAACCTAGCCTTAGCTAAATTCTTTGCATCAGCACTAGGTAAGTCGCTACAGCCTAGTACCCTGAGCATTGACTTCATCTGTTTAGGAGAGTTAACATTGAAACTCTCTCCTGCTGGAACGTCTAGGATAGTATTCAGGGAAGTAGTAGCTTCTTCTATTATAGTGTCCTGCTCAGCCTTAGCTATTGCAAGAGTCTCCATATCCCTGTGTATTCCTCTCATTTCTGCCATGTGACAAGGGAATATAAGAGGAAACTCTAGCAAGTAATTCTGCACTGCCCACTGAGGTGCTTCTAGTAGCATAGCTAACCAGCAGTTACCAGTACCCCAGGTATCTAGTGCATTGTACCTGTAGTATTCATGCAAGTCATTAGTCTTAGAGAGGTCTTTCCAGTAGACTGCTTCTCTTATGAAGAAGGAGTTAAGGAAACCTAAGTTCTTAGGTAGCTCACTGTACCAGCAGTGAAAGAGAGTACAGGTATCAAAGAGGTAGTTGTATACTGGTGCATTGTAGCGAGATAAGTATGCTATATCATACATACCACCTTGCATAATCTTAGGTGCCTGTAACTCCCAGTTCCACTTCCGCATAATAGCTAGTGCATAGTCATTATCTAGTGGGAGTACGCAGGAGTAAGACTTTATATTACCTGCGTCTGTATAAAAGAATCCAGTGTAGGACAGACAACGTATGGTTGCATTCTCTTTAAAGGTTTCTATATCTATACAGATAAGGAAACAATTGGATAAGGTAGTATAAGCAGAGGCTTCATTAGAAGCGGTTATTAGGTCGAATCCTACAAAGGGTGTAGGTGTGTACCATTTCTCTGGCTTAGTGAGCTTACTTATAATCCTAGTAGCCATGAACTTGCCATACGGAACTGTGACTAACTGCTTGAGTGGCTGAATGAATACTACTTCTATCTCAGGTTCTTTATCTGAGAGTCCTGGAATAGTGAAGTAGCTACCAGCATAGTCCGCTAGACTAGGAGCTGCTCTCTTATCCCAGTGTAGTAGCTTCTTTAGAAGGGAGATACTAGAGGAAATGACTCGTGTGATTCTCTTCTGCTTACAGTATATTTGCACAGTAGTAAGAGTAGTTACTTCTTCTAGTCTCAGGAATGTAGTGCAACTTCCTACGCAGGACTTAAGCTGAGGTAAGTAGTTCTTATCTGCTGCTGTACCCCAGAAGAGGATAGTGTTATCTGCCTGCTTACTCTTTGTAGGTGCAGCTTCTTCCTGTGCTCGCAGCTTAGCTATATGAGCCGCTAGGTCTATCTTCACTGGTCTAGGCGTCATACCTAGTACCCTCACTTAAATTAATAATTATGGTACGATTACATCTACTGCAATTATATGTTATAAAGCCAGCATATAACCTAAAAGTACTTACCTCGTACTTGTGACCTAGCTTAGTGCATAGCCACATCTTGAATCTCTGTATATATTTATAAGGCATGATTGATTCCTCTCTCTATCTCTTTAGATTGTGCTAAACGTAACACCTAGATGCCACCATATCAGACCTATTCTAATCTGCCTTCTATGCAGTTGCTTTCTTCTATGCACATGTGATGTGAAGTGCTTAGCTACATATCTATATTGTATACCTAGAAAGTATGGGCTAGTAGTATTGTTTATTTTACTTGATTTTACTACAAAAAACTGCATATAACTCTCCTGTGTCTAGTACCAGAAAAGCCACCAGTCCGGCTAAGGAAGGTGACTAGGCGGAGATATTGCTTAGCTATGCTGGGTCGGTTAGTGAGTCTTGATATAACTTCTGTTTTAATAAGTAACCTTCAAGCACCCAGATTTTATTGCGAGCCTGCTCGTAAGCTATCTTTTCTCCAATTTCTTGGTTAAAGTTCTCAGGACTGGCACAAGCAGACTCACCTGTTACGGTAAATCCGTTTTTTAAGGTCAAGCAGCAAACTGTTAAGCAAGTATCACCAAAGACGTGAAACACCTTTGATGTCCATGCCGAATCAATTAGCGCAGGAGTCAATCTTGGCGCTGTTAAACCTTTGTCTTGAATCTCTTGTTCTATCTCTTGCTCTGACATAACATATGTCCTTTAGTTAATTAAACTAAAAAAAGAAGTGGTGGCGTCCCTGCCTAGTAGCTTCCTTCTAGACTATTTGTATCTCCTTAACATCTAAATACTTCTTATCAGGGTCTTTCTTATCTATCCTGATAGCAGTAATGATAATACATTCTACCTCCTTAACTTGCTCTACTACTTCACGAATAGTAGTAAGCTGTAAAGCTTCTGAGAAAGGTTTTGAAAGTCTTTTAAGATTACCTTGTGCGTACTCATTATCTAACATGAACATGGTATTAGACTCGTCGCCTTCCTTAGGCATAGCGTCCTGTGGGTCAGCCAGTTCCAGAGTCTCAACAAGTTTGAAGTCTAAGGTAACTGCTGCCTTACCACTTATCTCCTTAGTACCAAAGGATGCTGTAACTCTGTGAGCTCCAGGACTAAATGGCTGGAAGGTAGGTAAGTCTGCTAAGTCGTCTAGTGTTGTATCTAACAAGTTGTCTAAGTCTGACATAATTGTATTCCTAATATGGATTGGATTGGATATAGATTCTATAATGGATATCTATAATGTGGCTGGATTACCCAGCAAGATAAGCACTTAGGTTCAAATGATTATCTGGATGAGTAGCATACTACTTTATTTTGGTCCGGTATGCTGGCGGTTCCATGGTAGTATATTAACTATTTCTAGCCTCCCGATATACTAGCGGGCCTCAGCTAAGAGGACTCTGTACTACTTCTTATTCTGCTTAGCTTTATTCAGTCTAGCTAGTATACCAGAGGCTGCTGTACTCCCTGTATCTGCTGCTTCTCCTGATGGTTTCTTACTAAGTCCTAACTGAGCCTTAGGCCCATCTGGCATAGGATACTTCTCAGGCATAAACAATGGAAGCAGAGAGGGTTTATCTAACCACTCTAAGCTAATCCCTGTCTGGCTACCTGCTATTACTGTATTATTAGCTGTAGTGGATGAGATACAGGTATGTTTCTTATTCTTCCTTTCCAGATATACTACATCTGTGAAGTACTTAGATATGTTCCTACTGAAGTTTCTAGTGCCTCCAGTGGGAGATAACGTAGTCTTCTTACCTTCAGTTATTACTTCATTCTCATGAGATATACATATTACATCATAAGAAGCTTGTTGTACATGAGATAGAACTATATCAAGCAGTCCGCCTAGCTTACCATAGTCATTAAAGGTAGGTTTATAATAGTCATCTTGCTCTTTAGTTATCTGTGCCATACAGCTACTAGTAAGTTGAGTGAGTGTATCAAGTACTAGTATAGTACCTTTCTCTATAGACTTAACGTCTACGTGAACGAAGTCTGCCTCAGCTCTCTTACATATCATGCACCCTACTTTACCGTGTTGCTCACATATATCTACAGGGCCTTTAACTAGCTTAAGTATGGTCTCAATAGCTATAGGGTAAGTACTAGTATCTGGTAGCTCTACTATCTCAATCCTATCTTGGTAAGGTTGTGGTAGCTGGTACAGTACTCCGTGACCTGCTTCCATATCTATCCATATGAGGTCAAATTCTTTAGCTAGTCTGCCTACTAATAGACTCTTACCTGAGAAGGATGCTCCGTACACTATGACTCGTTTAGTTTGAGCTGCTTTCTTGCTGCTTAGTTTAGCCATTCTTATTCCTCTCCTTTATTTATTTGTGCTTCTACCAGTTCATAGAAGTCTACAGTAAAGTCATACTTCTCACTGTCTTCTTCTATCTTATCTAATACTTCCTGTGTGAGTGGCTTAGTTAAGTTCTCAGTAGAGAGAGTACATAGACTAAGATACTCACAGTCACGGAAGAAACTGTAGCAATGTTCTCCGTGCATAGAATAAGTCTTATAACTTTCATACAAGTCTATCATTTGAGTATCAATGAGTAGTTCCTGTAGCCAGAGTGCCCGCTGTAGCAGGGACTTTTTAAATGGTAGCTCTACATACTCGAAGTTCTTAGTTTCATACACCATATAGAGTACTTCATAAGAAGAAA